TATTATTTACAGCTTCAATATTTTCTATACGTATATTTCCTAAAGAATCATTTGCAATAAGATTTCCATTTAAGGTTTCAACATTATGATTTCCACTGACAGGAGTACCATTAGCAAGTTTAGTATAAGAATTATCAAAATAATCTACTTGATTATTAGAAGGTATTTTAATATCTGGACCTCGTTGTGCCCATGGCATAGCCGTAGTAAAATAATCTTTCTCCCAAGACCTTTGACGAATGAAATTAAGAATATGATTTTCGTTGCCTTCAACAGTATCTCCATGAGAGAATTCAATTTCAGGTGTTAAGGTTTGATCCCGGAAATATTCATTATAAATGAGTTGATATGCCCTAAAAGGCAATGCATTTAAATGTGTAGTAGCAGTTGGTATTGTTCCTAATTCAGTAGGTTGTATTCCGAAATGATCTAATAAGGTATGTTTTACAAAATAACCATAATTATCTGCATCAATTGTAATACGAGGATAGGCAAGATTAAGTGTACCATTCGGTCCACCAGTTATAAAATCTTGCCAATTGTCCCATACTAAACGATTTGGAACAAAGAAGAAATGTGTATGAACATTTACACGATGCATCATAGGGGCAATCATAGGTGCAAGTCTTACGAGCATTTCTGTAGATACTTTAAATTTATCACCAGGTACAATTTCTTGCAAATACATTGGGACAAGTTCTCCCATGTTCATAGACAATTTTCTTTCATGTGAAAGATCGAAAACATTTTTTTTAATTCTGGAATGACCACCAGATGTAAAAAGTTTACTCATAATTTTTTTGATTTATTAAACATTAATTCCCTTGACTGAAGATAAGCTTCAGTTCTTAATTGTTTTGTTATAAAAAATTCGGAATCGGATTTAACCGATTTCCGTAACTTGAAATCATCAAGTTCAGCTTTTCTTTTGGCCCATGATTGGTTTTGTGCAGATACTTTCATTTTTTGTTCATCGTTAAATATTTTTTCTTTAAAATAACGAGGTATCGGATATTTGGCACCGCCAATTTGAGTTATCGTTGAAACAAGGTTTTTAGCGTGATAATCGCTATTTCTTTGAATGTAAGATTTACCAATTCCTTTTGACATAAGAGCAAAAGGTTTTTGTATGCCTTCAAAATCTGCATCATATTTTGTTATTAGATACTTTGTTGTATAATGAACAGTAGCATAATTACACTCACCGAAATATACAAAGCCATGATACCAAGCTTTTTCAATTAAGTAATCAAGATAATTTGGAAAGTTAAAAAGGATCATGTGATAATGTGGTCTATTTTTTTGTGCTCCATATTCGCCTTGAGCGAAATAAACTAATTTGACGTCAATTTTAGGCGTTTTTACGGACTTTCCAAAATGATTAGTTGTTGATATACCTTGTTTTAGATAGTTCCTTAATTGCTTTAAAAATAGCTGTAAATGTGATTTTTCAAGAGTAGGAGATCCTGTTTCTTCAGAATATGGAAGATTTCCTGGATTGTAAGTGAGAGTTAAAAAGCGAGAAGTTTCTGATTTGTTCATTTGTTCCTGTATTCTAACAGACCAATCATTTCGCTTTTTTTCAAGGCAAGGAATACATTTACCACAAGGAACTTGTTGAGTCCTTCTAATTATTGCATTCTTTGCCTTTAAAGTTATGGGTGAAATACATAACATTTTTTAGAGTCTAATACCTCCGCGACCCGGAGAGTAATTTCTTACTCTTTTACCGTAGCGTTTTTGATAGCCACGTTTTTTCGGATGAAATCTCTTTTTCATAATTTTTTTTTTAAAATTTAACGACCAAAAGCGAATTTTAAGAATGGTAGTACGTCATTGAGTCCCTTAATACCTCCTTTTTGATACCATTTGTTTTGGGTAGTTTTGAACTCATTTGAGAGATTAGTACCGGCTATATCAGCCGAATATTTTTCCAATGTTTTACCTTGTAGAGTATTAGCCATCATTGAATTTTTTAATTGTTGTTCTAGCAACCTCCTCATAAAGTTTCCTTTTTCAAATTGTTGCATAGCTTTACCTTGTTCGGATAAATCAGCATATTCAGCTTCTTTTGATTTAATGAAGCTTTGCGAAGCACCGATATGGTACTGATTTTCCTGATTTTTGTAGCCAAATTTCTTTCCAGAAATAGCATCGAGGAGGGTAGCAGTAAGGATCTGATTGTTGAGCCTTTTAGTTGTGATGTCCTCATTTATAGACTGTATTGAAGCATTTTTAGCTTTCATGTCTGTATATTGTCCTAAACTGGACATAACATTAGGAGCTTCATAAGAATAATTCTGTGTTGGTGCAGAATATTTTGGTAGAGTAGTAGCATTACCCGCTGAAGCTGTTCCCGTTCCATAGATAAGCATAGGATTTAGTCCAGCTTCTTGATAACGAAGCATCTGTGCTTTTGGATCATTGTAAGCATTTAGTCTGTTCCACATTTCCAAATCTTTGGAGTATTGATATTCGGCAAGTTGTTTATTTGCCTTGTTTGTTTTGTTGGTGTTTATGATAGATGTTACGGCATTCGCCAAACCTCCAACACCAGATGAAATAGATCCGAGTAATCCCATATTTTTTAGTTTTTTGACTTGATAAATATATACATTTTTATTTTAAGTCAATAAGCAATAATATATGAACTATTGTATTGCTTTTTTGACTTCGCTTCGCTACGTCTCCGCTAAAACCTTTGACGGCTTAACGGTCTGATAGTCAGGAGTTTCTGCGCTTCGCTTCGAGTTTCCTTTGTATTTGACCGTTTTTCCGCCTCTGGTTTTATGCGGTTACGCTTCGCTTTTTGTTTTCTGTTCAAGATTTGATTAAGTAGATTGTTTGGTAGTTTTTTTGAACAGTTTTATGGACACACGTCTAAGGACGTTACAAAGTGTCCTCAAGTTTTGTCTCTGACAAATTAGTCCCTGCTTGTGATTCCACAATAGGAACGTTATTAGATATTCGAGATTGTGATTCATCCAAAAGGATTTTAGCACTAAGAATATCAAATGTAGGATCATTCATCGGATCAAGATCTTCGAATGATGGATCATCAAAACCGTTAATAGGTTTTACAAGATGATCTATAGACAGACCCCTGGAGAACATTGAAAGAATTTCATCTACTGTCATAGATTGATCAGGTACTGTCATTGATGGAGACTTATTTATTTCTCCATTAGTATGAATTTTATAATCATACGTTGATGAATTTAAAAAAATTTTATTCATGGTTTTTTAAATCTTAAAAGATTTGTAATTACTTGAAATACAGAATTTGATTTGATTTTTGGGATAAGTGCCAGACTTTCTGACGCAATAAGCAAATAAGTTGCTATTGATTCCCAATTAAATATAATCCATTTCATATTGATGGTGTACCGTATTGTGGCATAGGACGAATGGCAGTAACCTTATTATAAAGTTGTAAATACAACTTATGAACCTGGGGAGTTGTAACAGCAAATACCCTATGAGTTGGATTTGCCTCTACAAATTCGGCGTTTAATTCAGGTTTATTAGCAAATATTCTCGACATATGCCAATAATTAAGATCATCACGAAAGTCGCCAGATACAATGGAATTTGCAAATTTATAATCAGCATAACGAGCTTGATAACCGAAAACATCGGAATTTTCAGGAGCAGAATAATCATGATATAACTCAGATCCAGCTACAACTTGTTCTCCAATATGAGCAAATTCAGGCCAAAAGAAGTCAGTACGTCCACCTCTTGTAAACATTTTAGGAATACCCTGTTGATATGCTGTTTTTGGCATTACAGACACAAGACCTATTACATAACCGTGTTCTTCAAAATGTTTTGTGAAATTATTATCATGTCCTACGGTAATACCATGTCCGGACATATTACCTTGAGGTAAAGTTTCATTTCCAACAGTTGATAATACTTCAGATACCACAACAGGATTAATACCACCACCTAAGAATTCTGGTCGCTGTAAACGTGCATCAGATGAACGAACACCAAAATGTGATAAAATTTGTTCAACATAACGAGCGCCACCACGAGCATTTTTTTCATACCATTCCTGGAGTTTTACAGCTAATCTTAAATCTCTAATTGTTGAATTATTATTTACAGCTTCAATATTTTCTATACGTATATTTCCTAAAGAATCATTTGCAATAAGATTTCCATTTAAGGTTTCAACATTATGATTTCCACTGACAGGAGTACCATTAGCAAGTTT